CCGACAAGGAGGGCGCCCGCGGTTGGTCGCTGGTGCGGCGCCTGGCCCTGCGGTCCGGGGCGTGCATGGTCTGCGGGGTCTCGGCATTGATGCTGTGCTACGCCGCCGGCATGTCGATCTGGACCGCCGGCGCCATTGGTTGCCTGACCGCCATGGCCGNNCGGCGCGGATGTCGCCATCGGTCTTTATGAACGCTGGGCGGCCAAGCGCATCGGGGTCAACGAGCCCCCAACCTCTCGCCCGGATCAGCAGTAACCGCTGCAAGGACGCAACGCAATGACACTTATCGAAAAACCATCCCAACTGCCTGTGGCGATTGGGCAGGCGCTGAAGAGCGCCTTCCCACAATTGCGCGTAGGCAATCATCAGGACTTTGTCGGCACTGGAGATAAAACCGGCGTATTGATCAGCGTGGAGCGCAACGGCCCCGGCGTCCGCTCCTTGGAAGGACGCAAGGCACACGCCTTGTCCGTTTCACTCAGGGTCACGGTTGCCGGCGGGGCTGCTCCTTTTGACGCCTGCGACCTGGCCAGCCAATTGATGGACCTGGCGCTGGATAACCGTTGGGGCCTGCCGCCCGATCAATGCGATTTGCCCACGGCCATCGTCGCGGCACCGACCGCACTCACAGGTGCCGAAACGGACTACGACACATGGACAGTGTCCTTCTCCCAAAACCTCTATTTCGGCCCGTCGTTGCTCGAAGATCCCACAGGCACACCACTGTTTGCCCGCACCTGGGAAGTCTCGGACATCGACGATCCGAATCAATATCGTCCCCTGCAGGAGTAGTCCATGTTCGACGCATTGCTACGCATGCAACTGGGGCCGATCGTCGAGCGTCTGGCGGAAATGGAAGCCCAGCTCGAAGACCTGTATCGACGCGCGGAAAGTTTCTGTCGGATTGGCATATGCCAGGAGGTCGACGCCGACAGCAATACCTGCAAGGTCAGTCACGGTGATCTGCTCAGCCCGGCCATCCGCTTTTTCAACCCCAGTGCCGGTGCGCAGAGCGAAACCCGCATCCCATCGGTGGGCGAACAATGCCTGCTGTTCAACTACGGCGGCGGGGAAGGAGGGGCGCAGTCCGTGGCTTTGTTCGGTCTCAACAGTAGCCTCTTTCCGTCCGTATCCAGCGTCGCTTCGCTGA